GCTCTTCATCTTTAAATCTTCTCTTTTCATCAGTCTCAAATGTAATCTTCTGCTTAGGAGACATACCCTGTGTTCCTGTGTAAACCTTATCAACAGTATTTGAACTAGGATTGTAAACAGGGATGTACTCTTTGCCTTCGCTATCGAATCTAGGCGAATAAGGTTTGTTGTCAGGAGCGCCAATACCATGTGCTGCTTCCATGCCTTTCTCAACAATACTTTTTGACATGGTAGGGTTTTGCTCTGCCATAACAGCCATTTCAAGGAACTTTTGTTTTTTTGCAGGGTCTGTTTGTTTCATTGCATACTGTCTAAGCCACTTAACTCCACTTGTTAAGCCTTTTTTCTTTTGCAGTCCATCTATCTTTGTTTGCATTGCTTTAGCAAGGTTTGCATCAGGATTAAGTCTCATTGAGTTAAGACCGATGGCTAGGTTTGCCATCTTAGCTTCATCATTCCAAAAGTCACTTATGCCATCACCCATCTTACTCATAAAGCCTTGTTCTTCTACAGGTGGAGGCGTTTGTTGTTGTACAGTCTGTTGTGGAATATTTACATGTGGCTGTCCACCTATTTGAACACCAGGGTCTGTCATTTGTTCAGGTGGTTGTGCGTTAGCACCACTAAAACCTAACTTATCCCAAACAGTGCCTTCTTTATCATCTGACAAGTAGTTTCCTGCCATGTTTCCTAGTAATCCGCTAAGTAATGGGTTCATAATATATTCCTATTTATTGTCCGAAGAAACGGCTAAACATTTTCATCTTATCATCATCTTCGTTTAGTTCTCTGTTTTGTTGAGCTAACATCTCAGTTTGGTCAGACATTAAATTAGTATCATACTCATTAGACGTTATAGCTCTATCTAATAGTCCAACACTATCATCACTCTGTACACCGTTAGGCTTTCCTTTAGAAAACTGAGTTGTGTTTAAACCTGTTCCCCATTGCATAGGCATTTGGGTTTGTTGAATGCCTTGAGGTCTTTGAACTTGTTGAGGCTGTTGTTGAGGTAACCCCATATTAGCTTGAGGCTGTTGTTGAGGCATGAACTGCTGAAAGATAGAGTTAAACTCATCATCCGTTAGTCCACCACGTTCTTGAGCGCTACCTAATATCTGCTGTAGGTAACTCATTAGCTTAGCTCATTGTATTTAACAGCGTAGTAGCCGTTATCCATCTTAACAACCGCATTAGGGAATAATTCCTTAGCTTCTTGAGCAATAACACCAAGTGTGTGGTTCATGTCGGCGCCTAATTCTTTAGCGCCTTCTCTCCATTCCCACTTATAGATGTTTAGACCTGATTTAAGCTGACCCATCTTAGTGATGTTTTTCTTTAATCTTTTATCTGAAGACTTCATCTGCGCACCAAGAGTCAAGTAATCGAACAGACCCGGTTGCTTAGATGTAGTTTGAGTTTGTGGAACAGGTGTAGCACCAAGAGCCTGAGTAACATAACCGATAGACTGACCCGGTTGGTTAGTGTAGCCTTGGAAGTTCTGCTTACCTGCGTCAATAAGAGCTTGTTGCATAGCTTGTTGCTGTGCGCCCTGTGTTGCTAGGTTGCCTGTAAGAGTCTGACCCATGCCGAAGCCTAAGTTAGAGATATCAGCCATTTGACCTGCTCCACCCATTAACTGCTGATTGCCTTGTAATCCTGCTTGTTGATTAGCTAGATTTGCTTGCATATTGTTTCCAATATCTTGCTGTGCCATTTGTTGAGCGTTTTGATAACCTTGCTGTCTTAGGTTTGCAGATGATTGAGCTAGTTGAGATACTGTATCTCTACCTAATTCACCCATAGCAACACCATGACGTGAGCCACCGAATGCTTGACCTGCTTGTGCTTGAGCGCCTAACATATTCATTCCTTGAGTAGCACCTCGCATAATATCAGCTTCATTAGCTTTAACTACGTTGGTTTCATAAGGATTCATGTAAGGTGTCATGTTAGTGTTTGCTAACTGACCTGCTTGAACTTGTTGAGGTTGATACCCCATTGCGTTAGCTGTACCAAGACCTGATGCTTGCATACCTTGAGCTGCTGCTGTATTTACGTTTCCTGCACCTGCCATAATATTCTCCTAAACGAACAGTTTGTTGTATTGATTAACATCATTGCCTTGCTTGGCTTTAGTCTCTGCTAATGCTTGCTCATAAAGAGGCATAGAACTGTAACCTTGTACACCACCTGCAAATGTTTGTGCTTGAGGAACACCTGCCATAGCGTTTGAGTTTTGAGGAGCGAGTCCAAAAGCAGAAGCTGCATCCATGTTTTGTTGCATCGCCATCTGTTGAGTTGGGTTGAAAGCTGCAATATCAGGACCTTGCCAAGGCATATATCCTATCTTTTGCGCAGTCTCTGCTCGTGCTAAATTTCTTATTGACGGCTCTTCAATCCACTTAGGGATTTCCGTCTGTTGTGTTTGGCTTCCGCCTTTTCCGCCACCACCACTCATATCAAAACTCCTTTACCATTACGACCTGTTGTTCTTTCCAACCGTCTTTATTTAATATTTTTAACCAACCCTTACGTCCTGAAAGAGTCATTCCTTCGCACCCTTGGGTTTTAGCCCATTTTACCGCATCTTGGTGCATATCTGTAATCTGTTCAAGTTTCCCACCTGCTAAAAACACATGTAGAACTTTCTTGTTAGGATACACTACTATTTCAGTTACCGCACAGCCTTTTGCGCCTGACCATAACTGCATGTGTCCACTCATTACACCGTCAACTACATCAACAAACCCGTGAGTGTCTCCACCTTTATCTAAGGCTGATTGAATCCACTCTCTACATCTTAGTAAGTCGTCTTTAATGTTCATGGGTCTAGTTTAACCTTTACCCATGCTCCATTCTTAGAAACAACTAAAGTGCCTTGGCTTCTATCCCACATAAGTATTCCATCTTCTGATGCTGATTCACCTGATGTGATGTATCTTAGCTTGTCTTTATTAGTTGATAAAAACGAAACAAGACGCTCACCCCAAACCTTCCAATCAGCTCCTAATGGAGGAGGTGGTTGCATCACCTCTTACCTCCGGGTCTAACTTCCATGCGCATAACACCTGAACGCCAATTATCATTACCTGTGCCTTCTACTCTTAGCCTAACTTGTCTGCCTGTTAAGCGAACGTCTGTAGGATTAGTCAACGTGAAAGGTCCATGTGATGTCTCACTAGCATTCGGATAGAATCGTGTCTTAAATGTGACATCTACTTCACCTTGAGTTTCTTCATCAGGAATAACACTTGATACTTTCATTACTGTATCACCGTTGCCTAAACTAATAGGTCCTGACTCTGCAAAAGGTTTAACTGCTCCGTGTGTGTATCCTGTCTCATGATTGTATAAATTACCACTAGCATCAGCATAAATAGGGTTTTGGAATATACCTCTATCAATACCTGCTGTTCTGTCTAATACTCCTACAGACCAATTAGCATCTTTGTAATCTAGCATCACATATCTGTCATTTTCTGTAGATGTGCCTGACGGATAAAACCACCAAACTTCACCGTGTTGTGAATTATGTATTGCGTATGCCTTAGTTATTTGACTGTCATTAATATGATTAAACACATAGTCTAATACATCACACTTAATCTCTGTAGCTACTGAACCGTTAAAGCTAAAGAAGCCTCTGTGACCCATCCAATATGCGCCTTCATCTACTGCAACAAGTGCCTTACGTGATGCAATACCACATGCTGTACCAACTCTTTCAAAACCATATACAAAAGGTGGACCTGAATAAGTAGCAATGTGAGCATCTTGGTCGGTAACGATAAGAGTTCTACCTCTCATACGAACGCCACACATAATCTGACCCTGAGTTTGTAATTCAAAGTCACCTGCCTCATTTGTAGCTAAAGGAGACCATGCTGTATTATCTTCTCTATCACACCATTGTACCTTTCTAGGATTACCACCTGCGCCTAGTGCAAATACAAACCTTTCTTCTGTTACAAGCGTTGAAGCGTTTGATACAGGTGCGTTGGTTAATGCTGTTGGTAATACTGATGTATTTAACGCCCACTCGTATATCTTACCGTCTTTAGATGAACAAGCAATCAAATACTCGCCCCATGTGTCTAAAGCCCATGTAGTTGCCTCTTCATAAATACCTGAAGATGTTGGCGCTCGACCATAGTTAGTTGCACCATAGAAACCACCACCATAACCTAAGTTTAAAGAAGCATTTAATGTACCTGATGTTAATCCCGTAGGTGTAATGTCGGACACCGTATGGGAAACATTAACATAGTACAAGTGGTCAAATGTAGCACCCACTAAGTTACTTCCACTTGAGTTATCTACCCAAGAAATCATTGCTCTAGGAGCTGATGCAAAGGCTGATGTTTTACGTGAAGTCCAACCGCCCACAGGACGAAGTGAATTATCGTGCCAACGTACTAAGCTAGCATCTCTCCATCTATTAGACGATTCAAAATCAGTACCATTGTTATAGACACCTGACTGTAATTGTAGTGGTATTAAACTCATGCTGCTATTATTGTCCAAGTTGTGGATGTAGGAGGTATAACTTCCCACTTCTCTCTACCAACGGCAAGAGTTCCTGATGTGGATGATACTGCTCCGCCTGTTCGCTGAACTCTATTACAAGTTGCTGTAATTGTAGCTTCAGGTTGTGATGTTGCGCTTCCTTGGAATATCTTTTCAGAGTCTGACGTAGATGCTGATGTTCCGATGAGCGTAGCATTTCCACCCCTAGTAGCAAAGCCTAATACGGTAATAGAGGCAGAGGCTGTAGGAGTTCCTGAGCCAAACCTTACTCTATTGCATATTGAGGCTGTAGTACAAGCAGACGTTACAGTAGCACTAGCACTAATAATGAATACACCACTTGCACTTATAGTTGCAGTTGCTGATGGTGTAGCATCACCTTCTCTAACTCTAGTAGAGCTTATTGAATTAGAAGCTGTTGTGCTTGATATAGCACTTGACTCTCTAACTCTAGTTCCATTACCTGTAGTATCTACAGTAGTGGCGGATGCTCCGTTTACAAGGGCAGAACCTTCAGGTACTCTCCTAGCATTAGCACTAACGGCAGAGGTCGCACCAACTGCTACAACACCAAGGTTAATTTTCTCACCTGATACTGTAGAAGAAGATGTTGCTGATATTACGGTTTGTAAGTTAGCATCATCATAAACGTGAAGACCATATAAGCCTGAGCCGAATCCATACTTATCAGTCTCTTCGAGAATAACAACCTCACCTGAACATGTAGAAGAAGACGTTGCTGTGAGAGTGAACGGACCACTACCCATAGTAACAATCCAACCTACATTAGCAAGAGTCGCAGAAGCATTGACCGTAGCCGATGCGTCATGAACTACACCATCAGTATCTGAGAAAGCTAATAAACTGTAATAAGAACCACCGTAAAGTGACATCTATTTAGTCTAGTGTAATATCTAAGTCTGCTGCGGGAACACGGAATACATCGCCTGTTTCAATCGTCTTAGACGAAGATAAAGCAGCGTATGCCATTAAGTTACCTGATGTAGATGCGTCAAATACGCCTACTGAAGTTACCGTACCAAAGTTGCCTGTTGCTGTTGGATATTCAACTGCTGAGGTGTTTGATGTAGTGTTTCCTGAAGTAGTAAATGCTACTGCTTTACGAACATAGCCATTACCTGACACTTCAGTACCGCCACCTGTTTCACCCGGAGTTGCTGTGAACAATGCTAGGTATAAAGTTGTAGGTGCTGTGTAAGCTGCTGCGCCAAATACATGGTCTAAGATTTCTGTTTCTAAAAAGTTTGAAAATGACATTTATTTCTCCTATTGAGGACTAACCTTGTCCTCTGATTTTAAGTTTTAAGCCTGAGCCACTAAATCTAGCGTTCTCAGATACTTCGTTTAGTCTAGCAACAGAGGCTGAATACATCTGCGCCCAAACTGCTATTCTCTCGTCTTCGCCTAGATACGGTGCTGAATGTAGTAGTGCGCCATAAAGGTACACATCAGGTGCTTCTAGTAAAAGCCAATTATCGCTATTACTTGAACTAAGAGCTGTTGTCTTAGCATAGTAAAGTAATTCTGTATTCACAGTCGAAGATGGTGTTGGGTAGAACTGAAATTGACTATCTGCGTGTGTGTAATGTGTTGGTGTGCCAATAGCATCATTATTAGATGCTCTCTTGTCTGCCATTGCTGCTCTTGAGATTAAATCAAGTGGTGATGTTCCGTTGTCTGTGACGTGAAATCTTATAGTCTCCATCCAATCAGCAGGAATCTGTGAATATTCATCACCACCACTCTGTTGACCACTTGCTCTAGTCTCCATCTTCCAATGTCGAATATCTCTGTTAATCTGTGCTTCTGACAATGCGATGAAGTTCTCGATAGCCGATGTTAAATCGTCTCTGTTTAAGAAGTCCGCTATTGCAGTCTTTAATGTAGTAAACGTATTTATAGCCATAGTTTCATTATATCCCTATTACTTGAACTTTTGGTACTTATTTTTGTATGCTGATTTCATACCTTTCTTGATAATAGAATCACTGAAATGCTTTAAAGATTTTTTACCACCTTCATGCTTAGTGATAGCTTTAATCATCTTGTACATGTTCTTATCTGATAGTTTATCAGTAGCGCCTATACCAACATCTCTAGCAACATCCTTAATGTAAGACTTAGTGTCGTTCTCTTTGCCGTTTGGAGCGTACTTATTAAGAATCTTAGTGATTGTGTCAAGTCCACGCTTACGCTTGTTAGTTAGGTCTCTAGTCAATGCTCTGATGCCGTTCTCAGGCTTATCAAACACTACGAACTCACCCTCTGCTACAGTACCACCTGATTCAGTGCCTGTCATGCCGTTCCACTTAATGCCGAAGTCTTTAATGTTGCCAGGATTGTTGCTACGAACATTTCGTACAACTTTAGGTTTTTTAACACCGTCAAGTACACCGTTCATAGGCTTTTCTACTTTCTTCTTAACACTTAATAGACCTTCACCTTCTTCTGCTTGAGATTGCTCAATAGCCAATAATCCACCACTTACGCCCACAGTTTTCTTAGCTACTGATGTTGAGCCATACATTGACTGACCACCTTTAATGCTTGTTTTTAACTCAGGAGTAATGTCTATGTAGTTTACTTCTGCTTTCTTGTAGCCACTATCTGACTCTTCAACACCTATATTAGTCTTGCCTGTTTGTGAGCCATGTTTCTTAGCTAGTTTATTAGCAATGCCAGGAATCTTCTTATCATAAGTGTTTTCATATAACTCTCTGTATCTTTCAGAGTATAAGTCAACCTGTTGTTGTGAATTAGTCCATGCAACTCTATCGTAACCTTCATCTGATGCTATCTTCATAGCACGTTTAAACGCCATCTCTTGCCACTTGTCATTTTTCAGAGGAGCGTTAGGCACTCCACCCTGTAGTTTGTTGCTTTCTGTTCTAAGTGCTGTGCCTCTGTTTACGTATTCTTTGACCTCACCCATAAGTGTGTCAAACACCTTGAAATCATTAACAGGTAGCGACATAGCCAACTCAGTCCATCGAACAACAGGATTATCGTCTCTAGTCTTTATAGAGCCAATAAGCTCATCGTTCTTAAATATACTAGCATCATCCGAACCTTCTCTAAAGTTAAGTCCAACCTCTTTAGCCTTCTTCTCATAGACTATATATTCATCATCGTGTAGCTTAATCTTCTCTGCAACAGCTTGTTGCTCAAGTTTAGTTTCCTTGGTGTCATAACCATCCTTACGACCTTTTTGATGCCAATCTGACTGTAACTCTTCAATAAACAGAACCTTGTTACCATCTACATCTGTTTTATCAGATACACGTAAATGACCTACTACGTTATCCTCTTCAAAATGACCGCCTCTGTAATCATCACCACCTAAAGGTTTAGATGTAATAGGAATCTCTCTGTATGTTCCAACATCTAGTCCTGGTTGGGTGTAATCAGAATACTTTGTGGTTGATGAAGCACTATAGCCAATATCATTATCATAGGCATACTCCCTTATCTGAATGTTAGCTTCGTTAATACTGTAAACACCACCACCATTAATATGTTGACCATCAGGTCCTGTAATCATTATGCCTACATCTTCATTACCTACTGCGGTAAAGTCCTTTCCATCAATGCCTACGTTCCACTCGTAATAAGGGTTTTCTAGGTACTCCTCGTTTTTCATTTCGTAAACAG